TTAATGAATACTGGGGAGAATACAATGCCGAAACTAACTAACGAATGGCAACCAAGCCAAGAAGTAATTAACAAATACAAGGAGGTCAACCATGACAGAGAAATCAAATACTTCAAACATTTCTATATTACAAACTCGTATTCTAAAGAAGACTGGAATACAGTCTATTGCGAATGGTGTCAGAAACAACTCACTCGCAAAAACTCTGGTCGAACAAGCAGGATCAGACCCAAACAAACTAACGAAAGCGACAGTTTCTATCTTAGAGTCCATAATCAACTCAAAGATAACTGAGAAAACTAATAATCAATATATGTTTTTTCGTTGGGAGTTAGCTTCTATATCAGACATTGCTAATGACTTGTATGATAATCGTACTAAAGTTATCAAAGCTATGGAAGAGTGTATGACTGTAGCTGATCCCAAAGACATACATCAATGGCTGATGGAAGTCATGGTATGCACAGCCAAGCAGAGCCACTTAACAGAGAAAGACTTAGCCTTCAAAGCAAGAGTGTATGCCAAGAAGTTTGAGCATGTACCTGCAGACATTATGAAGTATGCTTGTGACAAAGTTATTATGAATTGTAAGTTCTTTCCAACTGTGGCAGAGATCAACGAGTATATTCAACCAATGCTGCACTATCGTAAGTCATTGGTCGAAGCAGTATCAAGTAAACTAATTTCAGCAATAGGAGAATAATATGAAAATATCTGAAGCAACACAAGTAGCTATAGACAGAGCAATTATCTTACAAAAGATGAAAGGTAACGACACTTTCAAAGATATATGGCTTGGTAATGGTTGGCTATCAAAAGATAAAGATGGCAAAATTACTTTTACACCAACAAAACAATTACCTTATTAGGAGTAGCAAATGGAAGAAGAAAGATTTGAAGATGCACCTGAAGCATTGAAAGAAAAAGATTATCAAAGGTACATACCTAAACCATATATGAACTTTTTCAAATCAGTTCAGTTTTATTCTGATCGAGATGAAAAAATTCAACCTAAAGGTGTGACTGCTGATTATAGAGGTTATGCGAAAGCATAATACACATCTGAGCAAGATTGGGAAAGTACTGGTGACGTGTCAGGGTCTTGCTCAGACCTAAATTAAATTAAGTAAATGCTTGATAAATAACAATAAATGTAGTATGCTGATAGCAAGATTGGAGGTCTAAATGGCAGATGAACTACGTCACGCACCTATGCGTGAGGACTTCATCAGAGGTAGCGATATGGTGTCTTTGATGCAAGGCAAGTGGGAAGAACTATGGAAAATCAAAATGGGATTGCTTGGTCGTAAAGATTTACGATACGAATTCAATGTTAGATTAGGTTCTTTCACAGAAATTTTTAACTTAAATTGGCTACAAGAATTTTATGAATATGATTTTGTACCACAACAAGCGTACACAAAAATGTATGGTAGTATCAAACTACAAGGTACATTAGATGGTGTAGAAACTGATAGAAAGATTGGTGTAGAATGTAAACATACACATAGTCGTAATGATATGAGCTATATGTTAGATTACTATATGCCACAGATGCAGTTCTATATGTACATATCAGGACTACAGCAAATGGTATTCTCTGTTATTTTTGGTAACAAACATGATTGTGTAATCGTTAGCGCTAATGAACAATATCAAAATGAAATGCTATATAAAATCAAATCATTTTGGGAATATGTTACACATAATACACAGCCTCAAGATTATGTGTCAGAGATAAAGCAAAGTATCAAAGACAACATACCGATTGATGGCAAAGTCAAACGTGATGTTTCATCTAGTAATAGTTTTAATGTTGCAGTCATGGAATACTTTCACAATCAAGATGCTGCAAAACTATTTGAACAAGCTAAAAAAGATATCAAAGCAGAAATGAAAGACAATGAAGCTGAGATATATAATGAGTTTGTAAGTGTCAAAAGAGATAAGCGTGGGTCAATTCGCATAACAAAAAAAGGGTAAGCAGACCCACTTACCCTTTTAACTATCTGTATAATGGAGGTCATACATGACAGATACAAATACTAATAACAAAAAAACCGTGCCAAGTAAAGCACACCCAAAAGTCACAGCGACTTTGAAACAAGCATTGCTTGAGTTTCAAAAACTTGCTACATCTGCTAGTAAAGGTGGTAAAGCAAATATACCTTCACAAGGAGGTAAAAGAACCTATGCAAGATTAGAAGATGTAATCGAAGCAGTAGGACAAGGTAATCAATTTGGTTTATTTTTTACACAAGAAATTGATTATGTATACACAAGTCATATGGATACTAAATCAGAAGTAGTTGTTGTTACTACATTACGTCATGTTGTTGATGATGCTACTTATGTATCAAAGTTACCAATCATCATGTCACAACAAAACATGGAGAATCCTCAAAAGATTGGATCAGCTATTACATATGCTAAACGATATACATTACAAGCAGTATATGGTCTACCATCAGAAGATGATGATGGTGAATTAGCTAGTAAGCCTACAATCCAAGTCAGCAAACCAAAGATGAAAGGAGAAGATGATGGATTATGATAACACAGATAGAGGTAGTTTTTTCAAACCACGAGCAGATGAAAGTCTGCTCGTACAAGGCAAACTCAATAGCGAAGGATCAGAGTATCGGATTGCTATTGTCAAAGCCTCACTACCTGATGGTGGTACAGCACGAGATGTCTATGTCAAAGTCGGTACTATGTATGAGAATGACAAGTCATTGAATGAGAAAGCGCCAGACTTTAGTGGACCAGTCACTATGCCAAGCCAAGATAAACGTAGGATTGCTTGTTGGAAAACAGTATCCAAAGATGGCAATACTAAGTTTCTATCTGCACGGATAGGTGACAGTACACCAAGAGTAGAAGAACCTGCAAGGGATCAAACTATTGTAGAACATGAATCAGTATTAGGAGGTGAAGATGTCGACGATATCCCGTTCTAAAAAAGATCAAATGATTAGTGAAGCATTAGCAAGAACCCATGACCCTAAAACGTCATGGGAAGCTGCAGAAAAAGTTGACACCAATAAACTAGAGTCATTGGTATTAAGAGTACTAACACACTTTGGTAGTGTAGGTGGTACTAATGATGAATTACTTTCTTATTTATACGATACACAAATATGGAAAGAATACACAGCTATCATGCCAAAAGAAAGTAGCATTACACCAAGATATAAACAGCTAATAAATAAAGGTTTAGTCTATCGTGATGGTACTACAAGAAAAGGTAGCATGGGTAGAAGCCAAATAGTAAATTTTATAGTAAAAAAGTAAAAAAAGTCTTGATATAAGAGCCATACAGAGGGGGTAAACACCTCCTCTGGTATGATTACACCCTAGAATATCTACTAAGTCTGTATGTTTTTCATACGTTCAATAAGACGATTTGCTCTATTTGGTACTTGTCTTGCCCACTTAGAGTCCAACATTTGGTTTGCAGCCTCTGTCCAATCACTAGAATCTACAGCTTTTTTCATCTTATGAAAGCGAGATAGCCGAGGTCTGCCCATATTAAACATCATATTGCATAAAATCTTTTGTGCTTCAGCAGGTAACTCTTCAAACTGTGGATAAAGTAGTTTTGTTTCTGCTACACAAGTATATAAATCTGCTTCAAATAATTCAGCAACTCTTTCTTCACCTACTTGTGTGCCAACATCTAGTCCATATTCAGGATCATGCTCACGGATAAGATGACCAACACCTACTGTTGGTAGACCAAGATGATCGAGATAGACTTCATTGACTACTCCTTCATCAGCTTTGATTTCTTCTGTCATTTCATTAAAAGTATCTGTGTTCATTGTAACCTCCTATTTTCTATTACACCACACATAGGACATTTCCATACATTTTTTAAAGCAGTCAGTATCATAGCAATCTTACATCTCTCACATATAGGATTATCCAAAGTAAAATCCTCCCAAGAAACTAAAGAACCATATGACTATGGTTGCTTGTATGTACAAAATCATTTTGTAATCTTTTTATACTTTTCAAAAGTACGGAGTCCACCCAATCCTAGCATACCCATCAGTACAGTCATCAATGATCCCATGTCAAACTCAGGTAATGGTGGCATAGTGACACCAAACATAGCAGTAAAAAATATAACAAAAGGCGCTAAGACAAAGTGCCATGCCAAAGCGATACCACACACCCAACCAATAAAAGGTCGCCAACTTGCAACAAACCAATGACCTGATTGTGCTTCCATCTTGTTGACTTCTATCTGAGATTTAGCAAGTTGTACTGCGTGTTTCTCAGCCATAGTAGCCAAGTCATGTGCCAGTTTATTCTTAGTATCTTTGTCTTCTATGAATTTGCCTATTAATTTGGTGGCAGGACCAATCAATGCTTGTATCACCATAACCTCATCTGTTTGTTGACGTTAACAAGTTTGCAGTAACAGTCATACTTCTGTGTCTGTTCACCAATCTTGACTGTTTGGTTTGCAAGTCTGTCCTTAAAATAAGTACAGTTGTTTACATTTGATAAATGTAATGTACCTGCAGGATTACCTGCAAGGTAACATAATAAAACAAAAGCAGGTTTCACCCTCTCTTCTCCTTATATAACCATGCTAAGAATACGATAAATCCTATGATAGTACAACAAAGTAATACAATACCTATCCACTCAGCAATCTTTCTGCGAAGTTCTTGACGTTCATAGATTTCTTTTTGTCTTTGCTTTCGTATCTGTCCTTCCATGTGCAGTATCTCATTCCAAGAATTAGCACCATAATGAAAGTTTATGAATGATTTAAGTTCTTGTCGTTGTGCTTCTAGTTTTTTTTTAGCAGTAAAAGCCTCGATAGCAGATGTCTTGATATCATCACCCTTAAATAGTTTTTGTAACAGAGATGGATTCTTCGCTTTCTTTTCAGTATTATCTACGTCAGACACAGCACTAAGCCAACGCCCTAAATCTGCACCCATAGATTCTATATCTTTACCGATTGCGAAACCTTTTTTGATTGCTCCGAAAGCCTTAGATGCTGCAGTCAAAGCTAATCCTATAGTAGCTGGATCCACTCTACCTCACTAACAATCCTATTAAAAGGATAATGGTTGTACCTGCTGTGCCAATCATAATATGCTCAATGCGTTTTATACGAAGAATAGTTTCTTTCCATCTTTCTGCACATACAGCTTCATGTGTATCTATTTGTGACTTAACTTCTGTTACTGATGGTCTAGGCATATACTCTAATATTATACCCCACACTATTGTTTTATCTCATAAAAAGTATAACCACTTTTTGTTGTATGATATCCACTTGTATTATTATAAGAAGCATTAGTATTTAAACCAAAAACACCATCACTATTATATGAAAATGCTTGTATCTTATATGTTATTGCGTCTGTGCTTGTGCCAGGATTATCTAAAAAAGCATACAATTCTGAATGATTTCCATAACCCATTGCATTTTCACTTGTATTGTTATAATGAATATTAAGTATACCACCACTTGATGTAACTCCACCTTGAGTTCCAGTAGCACCTTGATTAATTTGTGAATAGCTTCCACTTCCAATTTTTCTATTCATATACATTACACCATATTTATAGGTATTCCATTTTAAACATAAATGAACAAGTATTTTGCTATCAGGAAATGTCCTAGTGAATGACTTTTCTGTCCCACTTATATCTATATTAGAACTTGTACTTAAAGATGTTCTGCCAAAAGTATCTATCTCTGCAAATTCTGTTTTTACTATAGAACCTGCAGAAAAATTATTTGAACTAGAAAAATTTAATTTAGTTAGTGGCATAATATTAAGGTTTCGTTGGAAATTTAAAGTCTTTGTCTTTCATGCTTGTAAATGTTTTAGTTATATCTCTAAGGTCTTGTCTATACTTTTTCATTTCATCTGACATAGTTACATCAGATAAAGCGTAAAAGTCTGTTTCTGCAAGTAAAACATTTCTTGCTGCTCTTAATTCTTTCAAAGGTTCAGCATCATTTAATTCTTTTAACTTTGCTGATACTTTTGTCCAATCTGTACCAAAATCTTTTGGATCAGAACTTAATATTCCACTTCCATTTGAATCTGTGCCAGTTACTTTTTTAAACATTGAATTAAATTCAGCTTCTGATGTAGGTTCACCATACATTGTCCACTCTGTAATCTTTAATTCAGCTAATGCTTCTGATACTGTCGCCATATTTATTCTCCTATGTTAAAACTGATGAAGCTATTTCCATTATTGTAAATGTAGAAAGATTATTATTAATTTGACTATAAACATTACCACTTACTTTTTTATGCTTAACTTGATAAGTTATTGAACTTGTAGTGCTTGGATTATCTAATAAGCAAAGACTTACAGCGTTAGGGTAAGGTCCATATACATACTGAGCGCCGTAAGTACCACCACTACTTAAATCAGTTGAATCTCTAAACACGGTTAAAGCAGCAACACCACTTGAAGCTGCATATAAATTAACACTATACATAACTAAAATTTTATTTGAAGCTGATGATGGTGTAATACTTAAACTTGAGAGTCCATTTGCAACATAACTTGTACTATCAGTTAAAGATTCAGAAGAAGTACTTGTGCCTTTCACTTGCAGTATTCCACCAGCACTTCCAAAAGCTAATTGCCCAACAGCAGTTGTTCCTGAACCAGTTATACTATCAACTGTTAAAGCTGTACCTGCTGTCACATTACCAGTTGGAAACTTTAGTGTGTAAGATTGACCTGCTGAATGAGCAGGTGATTCTAACTTAATGCCATGATTATTATTACTACAATTTAATTGTAGCTGACCACCAGTACCACTTGTTGTTCCATCACCTTTGATAGATAACCCTGCATTAGAAGATGTAGATATAAAATTAGTCTTTGCATTTGTAACTGTGCTATCACTAGGAGTGCCAATATCTAATACATTACCAAGCACTAATATAAAATCTATAACATCAGAAGAAGACAAAGTGCCACTACTAGGTAAGAATGTAATAGTAGAACCTGACACACTAAAAGCAGTTGAAGGCGCTTGTATCACACCATTAAGACTTACAATCATATGGTTAGCAGATTCAGGGGTAAATGCCACACCACCATTTAATAAACTATATGAATTAGTACTAGATGTTGTTATTGCATCTAGCTTAACAAAGTTTCCTACTGTTGGTGTTTTTCCTATATATGCCATACTTTACCTATACAGTTGTTATTCTAAATCCATTAAACCAAGTCGCATTACTACCAGTAGCAATATTTAAATTACTTCCATAATTGTGATATGTAGCAACACTTATGTTATCTCCATCTGCTACAGTTATTATTGCAGACGAACCAAAAACTGTTGGATAAGTTCCTGAATTACCTGAACCTACAGCATCTTCATAACCTGCAACATTACTACCATTTTTGTAAATCCATAAAAGATTTCTTTGAGCTCTACCAGAGTAGTATAATCCAACACCAATAAACCATCTTCCTGCAGTTGCTGCAGTAATATTAACTCTATTATTAGATAAATCAGCTATAGAATTTGTATCAATAACTGTAGTTTGCCATGTTACATTAGTTGAAGTAGCAGTAGATATAGTTTGTTGAGCATTTTTTTCTAATCTAAAAACTGGAGTTGATGTTTCTGCACCAGTAACAGTACCAGTAAAGGCAAAGGTATCTGCTAAGTTTATTGATTCTGCTTGTATCTTACTTAATGCCATATGTTATCCTATGCTACTACTTCCATTGCAGTTAAATATGTTGGAGTTAATAAACCAGTATCATTACTTCTTCTACCAATAGACAATGTGCCACCAGTTGTTACAGCAAATTGTAGCTTATAAGTCAATGCACTTGTTGAACTTGGAGAATCCATATATTGAAATGCAAAGTTTTCTGTACCATTAGCTACAGCATGATCTCTCTGCATGAATAATAAATTTTGAGAAAACCCACCACTATGCGAACCAACATCTAAACCTATATTTGTACCATTTCTATCTATTGTTAATGCAGCAAACCACCCTGCTCCACTTTGCATAATACCTTGTGCAGACAATAAAATTTTACTTGTTGTAGCAGTTGGTGTAATGCTTACAGATAAACCAGTAATATCAGTAAAAGTTTGAGATGTTGTTTGTTGATTAGTAACAATTGTATCTTGAACTGCTTGTATTATAGAGCCAGTTGGTAACTTTGCACCAGTAATTGCATCATCTGCTAAACTATTAGTAGAAACACTACCATCAATAGGATTTACACTTTGTAATGCTCTTGCTAAAAAAATAACATATATATCATCTGAAGAAACTACAGAACCAGTAAGTGAAACTGATTGTCCATTAACTGAATATGCTTCTGTTGGCTCTTGTCTAACATTATTAATATATAATGCAATATCATTTGCACTTGTAACAGCATGATTAAGAGTTAAACTTGTACCACTAGATCCAGTTAAATCTTGTTTTTCAAGACTTGTAAAAGAAGCTGCAGGTTCTTTTCCAATATATCCCATTTTAAACCTAATCTATCTCTAATATTGATAAAGAGCCTGAAAGTTTATCTGCTATTGAACAATCTATTCTTAAAGCATCTCCAGTTTCTAAGACCACTTTACCACCAGTTAATAATTCTAAAGTTGAACCAGTTGGAATTGTTACATCTTTAACTAAAAAAGATGTGCCATTCGCTACATTATTAGCACCACCTCTATTTGCTGTAGTAGATACAAGTTCTACCTCAGTTGTTACAGCAGTTGTATGAATGTTAGTAAGTAGTAAACCTATTATTATTGTTGTCTTACCAGTACCTGCTGTATACATAACATAGGGTGTACCTGCCGAAGCAGGTTCTGCTGCAAAATTTATTTGTTTAAAGGTATTTGCCATTTATATCTCCTTATCCAAGTCCAATCGCAAAAGCTATTGGGTCAGCAGTCACAGCAACAGTTACAGTATCAGTTGAACTAGCAGTTGTTGTTATCCCTGAACCTGCAGCAATAGTAAGTGTATTACCATTTGTTATAGTTTGAGGTGAACCTGATGTACCTGCCACATTAAAACTTGTCATATCTCCATCAGCACCATCAGCGCCATCTGCACCATTTGCACCTGCAGCACCAGTTGCTCCAGTAGCACCAGTAGGAATACCAAAAGCAAAGGTTGCTGTATTGCCTGATTGTGACACAGAAACAGTAGCACTAGAACCTGCACTCAATGTAGAAACTGTTACAGCAGCAGTAGTAATATGATTGACTGCTTCAGCATTACCACTAGATGAATTAAATCCTAATATTTTACCTGCTCTATCTGCCTTCAAAGGCAATGTAAGAGTAGCTGTTACATCATTATCAAGTAATCTTATTGCTCTTGAGTTTTCATCTTGTGAATCAGATATCATAGTAAGCAATGTATCTAGTTCTGTGTTAAGTTTTGCCACTTCAAAAGCACCACCACTAGGAAAATCTGTTACTCTTGCTAATGGAATTGATCTCGTAATAATAACTGTACTACCACCAGTAATACCAGTTACAGATGTTGTAACCGTTCCAGTAGAGCCATCACCACCAGACACAGTATACAAAGATGTACTAGAAGTTGAAGCATCAAAAGTCCTTTCAACATTATCAACAAAAACATTTAAATCTGTACTTGCTGTAAAAAATACAAAAGGCACTGGAAATGATGTTTGTGTTACACCTTGATTGACTGTGTAACTTATTCTTGGTGTATTTGCACTTAATGCTATTGTCATTAAAACCTGCTTCTCATTGTTCTATCAAAGCCATCATCTTCCAAATCCACCAAAACTGAAGATAATTCACTTACACTTCCTTTAATAAACCATAATCGCATAAATGGCAAATTTTTTATTACTTGTGCAGAGCCACGACCATATTTACCTTCAATAGCAAAATCATGTAAACCCCTTACAATATCAACAGTAATAGCAGGACCTGCACCACCTACAGATGTTATTGCATCAGCAACACTTTGATCTTGTGGAAACTTAGGCTCTAATAATCCCATTGAAATATCAGGTCCACCAAGAGCCAAACTTGTGTGCATTGATGTATAAAATAAATCACTATACATTGCCAATAAACCTGAAGCATCTATTGATCTTGCAAGTTTATCCTCAAAAGATAATCTATCCCAATTATATTCAGCAAATGGAGAACCAAATTGACTTTTTACTTCAAGAGATAAATAACCTAATCCAACAGCAGTTGTAAAAGCTGCTGCTCTATTCTTAGCTTGTCCAGTTGCCATTGCAGCAGTAATCTTATTTGCAGCAGCAAAACTATAAGACCAAAACTGAAATGGTAATCCTGCTAAACCAGTTTCAATTCTTGAATATCCTCTATATCTTTTATCAGCTTTTAATCCAAACTTACTGCCAATCCACTCAGGTATATAAACAACACCATCAGCTATAATAGGTTTATCAGCAGGTGTACCCATTAAGATTGTGTTCATAATACCATTATTTAAACCACCTCTAAATGTATCAAGTGTTTCTTCTGCTACACCATTTTCTAACCATTTTTCTGTATTGCCTAAGTAAACACCACTACCATTCTCTTTGGTATTTTGTATAACACCATCATCAACTAACTTAGATATTTCTTTAGCCATTTTTTTGTCAATATTATATCTGCGTAAATATTCGATATCAGCTTGTTTTGCCACACCTTTAGCATCAGCTACAGAAAACTGTATTAGTTCATGTGTTCTTATAACTGAATCTAATCTCTTCATTAGATTAGTCATAGGCGCTAAACCATTAAGAATATAAAAAGCATTTCTTGTTTTTGATAAAGCAAGTTCATAACCAGTAGCTAAAGGATTATTTGTTAAGTCTTCTACAAATCTTAAATGTGTATCACCTTGTAATATCTCTAATATTTCACCTGCAAGTCTACCTTCTTTTGCATTTAGTTTCACTCTTGAATCTGAAATTAGTCCAGTCAATCCTTTCATTACATTACTAAGATCATGTTCCATTAATACTTTTGCTAAATCAGGTAACGTACTAAATCCTGCACTACCAAGATAATTCAACTGTGCTAAATCTCTCATTATAGTAATTATTTTTTGATCAAATCTATCAGGATTAGTAATAACTCTACCAACAACTCTATCATACATATGTAAAAAGTCTTTTCTAACTTCATTCATTTGTTTAAATGAAGCACCTGCTTTATACATATCAGTATCCATATCTGCTAAAACTTGATCAACTGTTCTGCCATTAAATTGTTTAGCAAACTCATAACGACCTGCAACTCTTTGTGTATAAACTCTCATTACTTGAACTGGATTTTTGATTATATAACTGGTTACTAATTTATTAGGTATATCAAGAGTTCTATGTCGAAAATGTTTTGATTTACCATGTCCATAAAATGCCATAGCATCATCTGTAACATCTTGTCTTTCTTTAATTATTGTATCAACTGTTTCTTTGACTCTTTTGGCAACACGAGTAGGGTCTGTGGCTTTTATTATTTCGTCAGGTGTAAGTGCCTCAGTTCTTTCCATGTAACCTTGTTTATTTTTGGTTAAGATAGTTGGGTTATTAATATACCACTCAGTTAATATTCTTTCAAAGTCTGCACGATTAGCTTTGATTGCAGTTATATCCCAATATCTTGGAAAGAAAAATTCTTCATTATTTGGTTTTACTTTTGTAGTTTTTGCTACTTCAAGATTTTCTTTCAACATTTTAAGATCATCTTGTATTCTACGAATTTCAGCAATTACAGTTTCATTTTTATAATTATTAGTTCTTTGTTTATAAAAACCACCTATTCTATATTTTTCTAATTCATCTAATCTTTTGCCAATATTTAATTCTTTTATTTCTCCTCTAGTAAAAGCAATAATTTCTTTTTCTAATTCTTCAGCAACATCATTAATTTTTAATCTTTTACCTTTTGGGTCTTCTAGTACTTCTCTTAGCTTTGTTGCATAATTTTGTAATCTTATATTTTCTTGTGTAATTCTAGTTCTTATATTTTCTGTAGTGCCAATGACACCTTGTTCTCTTAATCTTTTTTCCCAAGTTGTCATAAATCCATCAACAATAGATTTAACTTTTTTATCTAAATCTGATAGAGGTTCTTGTTTTAATATTCGTGTGTAGGTATCTTCAAGCCATTGATGATACCCTTTTTTTTGAAAATCAATATCAATAATATTTCTATTCTTACCAGTATGTTCAGAGTATAATTGTCTTAGAGCATCATGTGCTTTTACATATTCTCCATTACGAACTGCTGCTCTTGTATATACAGACATTCCTAATGTATCGCCAAGTTTTGCAGCAACTTGTGTAAGACCTGCATCATTTGCTAATTTACTAAAGTTTCTTTTTATTGCTAAAGGCAATTCACTTTGGAACACTTTTTTCATTGGAGTTACTAAAGCCTTATAAACAAAATTATTTGTATACCAATTTGGCTCAAGTTTATATTTATCTACTGGCACACCATCTGCATCTAGCAATGCTTCATCTTCAGTTCTTCTAATAGATAGTTCTGTATCAATTTCTTTTATTTCTTTTAATAGTCGACCTTCTTGTTTTCTCATAGTACTTACAGCAGAAACTTTGCCTAAATCTTTTTCTAGTTTAGCATTTTCATTTCTTATTTCATTAACTCGTTCTTGACTAATTAAGTTATCAGTACCTTCATATTTTTTTCTAAGTTTTGCAGTATTCTGATCTATTATTTTTTGTGCTTTTTCTACGTCTTGTATTCTTTTCTTTATTAAAGCAGTTTGTTTTTTGCTAAGAAAGTATGCTTTTTCTTGCTGTTCAATTCTTTTTAAAAAAGCTATTTGTTTTTTTGACAAGCCTATATTAAAACCTCTTTGACCTTTGAACTGCGCTAATAATTCTTCTTTTATTTTTAATAAACCTTCAGCATATTTATCACGAGTTAATTTAATATCTTCTAAAAATTTAACTATGTTTTGTGCTTTTTTTGTATGTCTTTTATTTTGAAAAACTAAATTTTGTATTATTCTTTTTCTTCTTGCTAATGTTTTTCTATTTTCAAATAAAGTTTGTCTAGCAGTCATTGCCTCATCTTCAGTCAATAATGTTTTATCCTGTTCTAAAGATTCTTTTTTAGCTCTTAATTCATCTAAGGTATTTGGTAATTGTTTTTGTTCTGCAATTAATTCTTCTTGTCCTGCTTTACCTTTTGGTCTTATTTTTAAGTCAACATTATCTCTTGCTTTATTTACAGACTGGATAGTATCAGCTAAATTATTAAAATCTTTTATTTCTTTTTCTATTTGTTTTTGTGCAGCCTTAACACGAAGTTTATTAGCACCTGCTATAGCACCACCTAATATTGCACCTCCTACAGTTGCTATTGCAATATTACCTATAACTTCTTCTTTAGTTGCCAATGGATCAAATGGAAACCTTGCTCCTTCAGCTAATGTTGAAATAACACCTACACCTGCACCAGTACGAAAACTTGCAGACAATACACCTCGACCTAATCCACCAAAAGGCAAAGCTATTAAATTAATAGGATCAAATATACCTGCCACAATCTGAGAGCCAATACTACTATTCTGTAAAATCTTTCTTCTTTTCATGTTTTCTCGAAGTTGGTCTTTTAAAACATTCATATGCTCTTCATTTACAGCATCTTTTAAATAATCTTCATGTCCTGCAAAACCTTCCATATCATCAAAAGGATTATAGTTTTGATCTCTATCTTCTTCTGTATATGTTAAGTTTGATAAATAATCTATTATTGGAGAATAAGAATACCCTAAAGAAGCACCAAGCGTTTGTGAAAAAGATACATCTACTGGTGCATCAGCTTCAGGCAAACCTGAAGGAATTTGTAATCCTGAAGCTATTTCGCTTGGTGTAACAAGACCTCTGCCTGAGTTATAATTATAAACAGTTGTATCAAATAAATTATAGTTACCCATTAATCACCATCACCGAAGTCAGGATTAATTCTTCTCATAACTTCATTTAAGTCATAAACAACATTAACACCATCAACTTGTACTGGTTGAAAAAAACCATTTTTGTCTTTAAAAAATGCCATATATCTAACTCTACTATTATCAGGTCCGTAGACATCAGGTTGCAAATAAACTGCTGTGCCAGTTTCTTTTAAATCTCTTCTTTCTTTTAATATTCTTTCACCAACAGTTGTTCTTAACATTAACTGTTTTTCTTCAAAATTAGGTCTCCAGTTTAAATAAAATTTAGATTCTTCGCCAGTAGCATCTACTGGACCAGTTATAGCACTTAATTCATTATGTATTAATATTCTAAATTGACTTCTAAAATTATCATCAGGTATCATTCTAAGTAAACTATAAGGACTTCGAGTTAAAATATTACCACCTGAAGTTGTGTCAACAATAGTGCCTTCACCATCAGGATACATGGAATCTTTTATTAAATCAAAATGTGCATCAATAGTAGTTTTAGGAACACCTAATTGAACCATAATATCCATAACTGGCTTTAAGTCTTGTGCTTCTTTTGCATCAAAACCATAGTCTTCTGACATTAGTAATTGAAAAGAATTAGTAATTGAATTATCACCAGACACATTATTTAAATTAGATTTAAATATATTTGTATTTAAATCCATTTGTTGTTCTGTTTCAATTAACTTTTGCATAATTTGTCCACTATCAAGACCTTGTTGATTATTTCTTAATGGTATACCAAAGCCAGTTCTGCCTTTATATAATGGTACAATTGAAGAGGCAGCAGATAATATATTATATGTTTTTTTATCTAAAACACCTGCAAGTTTATCTATAGTACCACCTGATTTTTCTACCTTAGTATATTTATTAAAAAAATTTAATGCAGTATCTACTGAAAAAGCATTAGCAGTATCTCTTGCACCAAAAGCCATAAAATCTAAAAACGATTTTGGGAATGCACCATTTGATAAATATAATGCAACCTTTTCAGCTTTTTCTCTTTCAGGTGATTCTTCTTCTGCTCTTAAATCTTCTGCAAATTTTGTGGTAAAATAATTTATATTTGTTCCTAATATTCTATCTAAATAAGAACTATTTTTAGGAGAATGTTTATATAAGCCATTAGCACCGTTGAATGCAAGAACTTCTAATTTTTTATCTTCTGCTTCATTCTGATCTTGTTTTAATTGTTTAATACCAAAATCATTGAGAGCAGCAATAAAATTTTTTTTATATATTGTTGTTGGTCCTTCAGGTGTTTCTAAAATTTTTTTAATTTTATTCATTACCTTTTTTTGTTCTTCATCTAAGGCTGACTCATTGCCAGTTGTCAAAGCATTAGCTAAATTTTCATAGTCACTAGCAGTTTGAAATACATTATTATTTCTTAATACCTTGACACCTACATTTCTTAGATAAGCACTAGCTTGTGCAGTTACTTCATCTGAAGTTAATTTATACCCAACTGTTTGACCATCAACGATAGTAGTCGTAAAATTCCTACGACTAATAATTGTATTAACATCTTTTTTTATTGTTTCAATAATACTAGAAGTTATCTCGCCATCATTTTGATTAATTTGATTGCCAACATTATTACCTTGCTCTAAACTTTTTTCTTGATCATTCATTTCAAAAGTATAAGAACCTGACTTTTTTTGAATTTCTTTTTCAAGTTTATTTTTTACTTTATCGTTATAACCTTCAACTGCTCTTTTATTTGCCTCATCATTTGAAACAACTTTTAAATCTTCAGTTAAAGTATCAACAGCAGCATCATCTTGATTTTCTTTTCTAATAAGTTCTAAAACTTGTTTTTCATAATCATTTAATGTTTCACCAGTATCTTCACCAAATAAAATATTACGTCTTACTTTTCTAATAAACTCGCCACCCTTACCTTGTATTAGACCTTTCATTAAACCAACAACTTTAGCTTGTTTAATGCTTCTAAAACTTGCACCATGTATACTTGGATTTTGATTATTAGTTGTTAAATTATCATCATTTTCTTGTATTAATTTATTGATAATAAATTGAGAGGCATTTATTTCTCCTGATAATGATTTTATACCTCCAACAGTTTCACCTGACGCAGTTTTGCCAACTTGATTATTAGATACAACACTATCAGATATAGCTGTAATGTAATCATTTTTACTAGACTCAATAATATATTGTTTGTTTTTTGCTGCTATAATTAATGATTCTTTAAATTCTTCGGAAGACATATCATTATAATGTTGTGATGATATTCTTGCTATATCTTGTGTTATTATGCCTTCATAATCTTTGCCACCAAAGTTGTTAACTTGCTTAACATATTCACTCATAGTAGCTTCTATATTAGTTTTAAACTCTTGAGAATTTCTTGATCTTTGTCTTACTTTTTGAATTTCATTACCAATATCAACACGCAATGCTTCTGCATATCTTTGTCTTACTATTGGCTCAGCACTTGCTCGAGCAACAGCACTTAATGTGCCATCTAATTCTTTAAATTGTAATTTATTGTTTTCATCACGAATATCAATTTTCATTGATCTAGCAACAGATTCACCTAAAAGTTTTTCTTCTGATGCTGCTCTAGCAAAAGCCTCTGATCCTATTTTATTAAATGTAGAAGCAATAGTTTGCCCTAATTGTTTTGCACCAGTATCTACACCAACTACTCCTACTGGCTTATTTAGAAAAGAAGTTTGTTTTGCTTTTAAAAATTGTACCATTAAAATGCTCTGTCAAATGTATTGCCATAAAAAGTTGGAGTTGTAGTAGTTGCAGGAGTGCTAGGCATTAAAGGCTGTGCTTTCATTGCACCTGAAAACAAAGTTCCAAATGCTTGATACTTATAAGCACGAGATAAATTACGACCTTTTTCTGTAGCTATAGATTGTGACAAAGATAACTGACCTACTTGTTCTAAAGTTTGTAAAAATTTTCGATCTGTTTCTGTTCTAGTTTCTCTTTTTGCTTTTTCTTGTATAGCTTTAAAACTTCTATCAGAACCCATATCTCTTCCTGACACACCTACTAAAGATTCATTTGTAGCTTGAAATATTTGTAAATTTCTCATACGAGCATTATGATCTTGTATTGCAGCAAGTTGAGCGCCTTCTATTTGATTCTGTAATTGTCTTCTTTGTAGTGCTGCTTCTCTTTTTGCTGCTCTTGCAGCATTCATAGAACCCATAAAAGATACTGCAGTTGACCCTATCGCTAATGCTAATGGCAATCCCATATTAAAATGCTACCTCTACTATCATTCCATTTATTTGTAAATCTAACGGAAAAGATTGTGATACTGTTACTCTTGGATCACGACTATATCCTAATAATCTAAACTCTTCTTTACCAGTTATAGCAGTTCTATCTGCTGACATATCATCTGTAACATTTCTTATAACTAAATCTCTTGTTGTTGAAGTGGCATTAGGACCACTTACACTAACAGCAAGTGTTTGAAATAAATCTAATGTTACTTTTGGTATTTGTCTAGGCTCTCCAGTCAAAGGTCCTCCTTGTATCTGTGCATCTATAGGTAATGTTTTAATTGTAGGTGTAAAAGCATAACCAATAAATGCTTGTGTTATTCCAGTTTTAACACTACTAACATCTATTTGTCCACCTGATACTGTAAATGTACCAAGAAAGTCATTGCCATTTGTAGCTTTTACAGTAGCACCATTACTAAAATGTGAAGTCAAACTTCCAAACACACTAGAACTACCACTAAAAGTATTACAAAAATCCATTGGCATATCATCTTGAAACTCCTCAAGAAATAACTTTGTTGTTCCAGAGCCATCATCTCTTGCACATACAACAAATAATCTTTCATGTACTGCACATATACTATGCCATAATCCTTGTGTGTTCCATAGACTCCAACCTGCTTTTTGATCTCCTCTTATAGAATAGAATACAGCAATAGTGCCATCATTATTAATTAAAAAAGCATATGACTCACTTCTATTTAATGCACCTTTAATAGAAGTTTGTTGTACTGGATCAAGTATAAGATGTGGTGCAAGACCTGATACTGCTACAGAAGTATAAGCACCTTCTGCATCTGTAAATAAAAATTCTCTTAATGCACTACCAGTTTTCTGTATAAATAAAGTTGCACCATCAAATACTGTTGGTCTTACAAAACTACTGCCAAAAGGTGTTTGTCTTCTTATCTGTGCATTAGAAGGTGTAACTGGTTTATTAGATATAGTAGGAATAAATAACTCTGCACCAGTAGTAAATATCTGTAAATCACGATTAGATACTAAATGTCTTATAGAAAATATCTCACCAACATTAGCAGTTAAATCTAAAGCATCATTATCTTCTGCATCACCTACATCAAAGTTAAAAAACAATCCTGATCTACTACCCCAAATACCATCAGGTTGTGCAAGTGTTCCACCAAACCACAATCTATTTTGATGAAATGTAACAGCAGCAGGATATCCTCTACGAGCAGAATAACTTTGTTCACTAAACTCAGATGTTGCAGCACCAGTCACTATTCTTGGACTACCACCACCAATAGCACTAGATGTAGCAGTTGCACTACTACCTGCTGTAAACTCAAAAGTGTTTTCATCAGGAACAGCAGTTATTGTTCTTGAACCATTTATATTACCATTAGCTATACCACCAACTGCACCTGCTCTTTCTATAGTAATTGAAGCACCAGTTGCCAGTCCATGTAATGCTTTAGTAACTCTAACTGTACCACTACCTTCAAAAACTTCTATACTATCAGTTTCCAGTTGTTGTCGTAATGTTCCTTGTATAGTCGCAGTTACATTTTGCTCATCAGTAAATCCAGTTATTCTTGCTCTAGTTTCACCAATCAGCAAATCAACACCTACATGATCTGATTTAAAATAATTTGCTGATGTAGTTAGTGTTACACTACCAGTCGTGCCACTAGCAGTAATAGTCATGCCTAAAGGTTGAAAACTAAAATATGGCTGAAATATGTCATTACCATCTCTTGATGTATCAAAGTTAAAAGTAGATACAGTAAATGTAGTAAGACCAGTTCTTTCTAATATTCTTGTTTGAAATGTATTATGACATATAAACATTAGATCGCCTTGCTGTGCAAATGTAATCTCTTCAAGATAAGGCGCTGATGTTGTATTAACTAACCATGATTGACTTGTTAATGATTGTACTGAAGATACAGTTCCATCAGTAGGACTTATTTGAAATATTTCTATTCTTGTATTGCTAAATGCTATTATATATTTCTCATCATCTGAGAATATAAAAGGTTCTATTCTTACACTTTGTCTAAGACTTGCTAATGCTGTAAATGCAGGATTACTGCCAAAGTTATGTAGTCTTTTAGTTCCAGTTCTTTTTTTTAGACCACCTTCTGATCTAATAAAAAAGTTTCTAACTTCTTCTGCTGCATTTGTATATACTTTAGTATCTGTTCTTGATGTCAAAGCAGGACTAACTTCACCAAACTGAAAGTTATTTAATGGCACTCTTATTCTTGCCATTTAACTTCTCCTATCAGTAATAAATCTTCTTGTAGATAATCTTCTTGAAGTTTGCTGTTGTGAATCTAAGTTCCTAGCTTTTGCTAATAGTTGTTGTGCTTTCTGTTCTATTCTAACCATCAAAGCATCATCTCTTGCTATAGATGTAGCAAAGATAGAAGCTAAAGCATACTCTACTGCTAAAGAAAAATAACTAGGAAATGTATTTTCTTTTGCTCTAAAAGTAAAATCAGCAATTAAAGTATCTTGTGTAGACTGATCAGAAAATACTTTGTCACCATAGACAGTAAAATCTACAAGAGCATCATTAACTGTAATGGTATGAACAACTAAAGTATCTGTAGGTAATTGATGTGCGATAGTAAATCTGCCAGTTGGTGCATCTGTTAATTGTGCCAACTCAGCTTGTTCTGTAGCAAATCTCCATCTTGCACTAGATAAAGTTGCTCTGACAACATCTTCATACATATTTGTAGCAACAACTGCTTCACTACTATCATCTCCAAAACTTGTAATAGGTTCTGCACCAATAAGTATTAATGCTCTTGAAGCTATGTCGATTGCTGAATTTGCTGCAGTACTTGTTGTCATATAAGATGAGGGGGATTACTCCCCCTCCCTTTTAATCGCTATCGGCTGTACTTAAGTCTGAACCATCACCACAGTCTATTGCTGTGGCTGATACAGATTTAACTACTGTAGCAGATAAAGTTTTATGGGTTGAATTAGCATCACATATAAGAACAACATCACCTTCTTTCATCATTCCTAATGCTGATTGACCATTCATTTCACCACCAGTTGCATCTGCTGTAGAAAAATAGTTTGCTGCTCTTACTACAGACAAAGCATCATTTGAGGTGTAGTACCATAGATTAACACCACTACCACCTGCTAGTCGTGTTAAGTTACTTAAATCTAAAGCCATAATCTACTCCTATGTATTGTTATCAAGAACTTCGTACACGCCATTGTCATCAATGACAGTAGCACCCATTGACATCATTGAAGTTGCCAAGTGTGATACTTTTTCAGCGACATAGTTCAGTTCAGTTGTTACGTCTGCACCAATACCAAGACCTATAGCAGTTGTATGATATGCTATATTCTTACCTGCTGTAATTGCAGCAGTTGAGAATATCTTAAATCCTAAGAACTCTTTCATTGTCATACCACCTGCAAAAGGTAGATTTTGCTCACCAACAAAGTCTGATGATGCAAACTCATTAATTAAAAATAAGTCAGCATATCCTTTTGGGTGCATAGCTAAATATCTCTGTCCATCTTCAGGTATATTTGCAGTACCAAAAGTTTCAAACAATGTTAACAAGTCAGCCTTCTCAACTGCACCACTGGTATCGTGAATTTGTGTTGAGTTAGCACCTGAGTCCATAGCTGTATACAGCAACTCATCAGTCTTACGACCTAGAGCAGCAGCAGCACTTGTTGCTATTGCTTGTCTTTCATCAATGTTAGTTTTTAACTCATCTAACTTATCGATAAACTCTGCAGCAAAAAAGTCTTGCATTGTTACACTTACATTAGTGTGAGCTAGTTCCATTGGTGTTACTTGTCCATTTCTAGACTTAGTAGTTGCAGTTCCAGTACCAATCTTTTGAAATCTTACTGTGTTTCCATTCACATTACTTACTGTACGAACAGTATTTCTAAGTTTACTGCCCATTCTCTGATAAGCTAAATGAACTTCTGTTTCGAACTGCGTAATAAAGGCTTGATCTATTGTGTTAGCCATTACACTCTCCTATTAAAAGTTATTTACATTTCCAGTTATCTACTCTTTGTATCATCTAGTTATCCAATAGGGCTATCAACATTGAATAGGCTGTTCTTCTTTATTTATCAAAATTTTATCGCCTTTGCAACGAACAAATCTAAAAACCTTAAAACTATTTAATTTTATAGGTGGTGTCATCAACTCAAAACCTAAAAACTGTAGCCAATCTATAGTATGTTTATGATCTGCAGGTACTACATTTTCTAGTTGATAATACTGTTCTTGATAGTAATTTACTACAGATTGTGACCATCTTATAAACTTACGACCTCTTTTTTCTATTTCATAACTACCAAGAAGCCATATTCTTCCTATCATCATATCCATAATTGGATTCACACCAAACATACAGATTGGTTGACCATCTATAATACAAGTATAGTTCTCACCTTTTTCTCTTACACCTGACATTAAAGCACGAAAAGGTGATGCACCATGTATTATACATTCTCGTACATCACTATCTCTTAGATTATGTTGTAATATGTTAGCGTGTTCTGATGTAGCTTTAGCTATGCTAAAGCCATCATAAACACCTTCACCCATAAAGTTTCTTAAAATTGGCTTCGACTTCTCTAACATAATTCATGTCTCTTTGTTTATTATCCCAATACCTAGGATCACGCATTGCTGCTTCAAGATCACCTTGCGTTAGTTTACTTGGTTGTGCAACTTCTTGCTGTGGATTCATTCCTTTAAATTTTTCTTGTATAAGTTCTAATGCCATTATACCTTCTTTACTTGTGCCAAGCTGTGCCACAGCATCTTGCATTTCAGGTTTAAAAAACTTTTGTATAAATAACTGTGTTGCTTCAACTCTTGCATTAGCATTATCACCTAAAGACTTTTTTATCTCTTCAGGATCAGTATCATTTAAACCATTATGCTCTGCCCATTTTTGTATACCTTCATCAAACTCTTCTTGTGATAATCCATTTGACCAAGAATAATCTGCCCACCATTTAAGAAGAGGATTAGTTGCTGCTTCTGCCTCATCTAATATTTCAGGTATTTGATAATCACCTGCACTTGCAGGTCTATTAGCATAAGCCTCAGTTTCTAGTTCTTGTAATAAAGTATTACGAAGATCCTCTTCTTTTTTTCCTAATTTAGCTGAAAGTTCATCATATGATTTTTGTAAATCTTCTCCACTTTCAAACTTTTCATTTAGCCAAGATGGTCTTGGATTAGCTACTGGGTCTGCTACTGATTCAGTTGTGGGAGGATTACTTATCACATCTGATGTAGGCTCAGTAGCAGATTCTTGTGTTACTTGTTGTTCTTCATTCATTTTTTAACCTCATTGCATGATTGATTCTTTTGACTATTAAAGCAACGAGATATCGTTGCCCTTCCAAGTGCCTTAGTTCGGCATCTGAAATATTACTGCCTGATACTGCTTCTATAGTTACAGACTTTAAATATTTTAAAACTTCTTGACCAGCAGGTGTCTTAAACAAAGATTCTATATTCTGAGATATTATTTTATCTTGTTCTTTACTTCGTGGGAATCCATCAACCCCTAAGTTCTTCGGTTGCATTTTGTGGTAATCCTCCTTGTTGTTGCATCTGTTGTGCCATCTGTACGATTTGCTCTCTTTCATCAGCATCACGAATTAGTTTATCAGGCACACCAAACTTCTTAGCAAGATATAGTGCAGTTTCTTCTGAAGAGATAAGTATGTTTAATATCTCAGGACCAAAAGAGTTAGCAACAGTTTGTAAGAATCTATTTAAAGAAACTATATCTTGATTGCTTTGTGCTTGTGCTAATGGAGATACACTTCTAATTTTTACTTCTCTTCCATTAACTGTTGGCATTTCAATACGACCTTGTTTCTTAAGAATATACACTACTCTTTGTAAAACTGGTTGTACCATTTCTGCTTGTAGCCTACCAAAAGCAGAACCAATCTTTCTTGATAAGTCAGCCATTCTTTCTGCCACCTCTGTTGCAGAGGCAGGTGTTTTATTTGGATCACCTAACATATCATTATATAATGCTCTTTTAATATTACTTCTCATATCATTTAAAACTAAATTAGCTACATCAAAAGAACCTGCTGTTCTAATTGGCTGTAGTCCTTGAGTATTAGGTGCTTTAGGAATGACAGTCCCTGGCAAAAGATTTATTGTATCTACATTAATAACACCATCATCATCTATCTGATAGATACCTGATATAGCCATCTGTGCATTTTCTAATACAAGTTCTATAGTTAAGTTTGTAGTTTTGATTGCACTTAAAGCATTAACTGCAGGACCTCTGCCATAAACTTCACCTGATGCTTTGCTCCACCTAAAAGCTATAAATGGATTAGAACCAACACCTTCATAAGTTTCCTGCATAATCATTTGTTTATCAGCTACATCTATAACCATATAAGAATATCTTTCTTCATTTGGTTTGTCATATAACTTACAAGATACTTCTAATATTTTAGTTTTAGCTTCAGGATTATTTTGTATTCTACTAGCAATATTAGGACTAACAACTGCATTAGGATATGCAATCATAATATCTTCATTCTTCATCATTCGTTCTCTATAGATATGATCTACTTTACCATCAGGTCCAGTATCTAAAACAACATGAGGCAAAGGTATAGATTGAAAACGAATAGGATTAACAGCGTCACCTTCCATGACACAAAGTACAGCAGTACCCAAAGCCAAGTCGATAAAGCACTCGTGTATCTCTTGGGCAAAATTTGATGTTTGCAATATTTCAAATACATAATCTGTTACACTATCAAGAGCATTATTAATATCATCTTTTTCTTCCTCTGGAACTTCTTGTCCAGTTACAAAGTCTGCCCATCTTGCAAAGTTTGGAGTTAATCCTGATTGCAATCTTGATGCAAACTCTTGTATCCCTACAACTGCTGTTTCATCAAATATCTTATCATCTCTTCTTTGACCTGCAGAATAATTTTTAAAACCTTGTCTTTGTGGCAAACAATATTCAAAAATCTCATCATAGAGTTCTTCAAACTCTCGCCTTATAGCTAGAGCTTTCTCATATTTTTGAATCATTATATCAGCAGTTTTTTCGTGCATTAGTCTTGATACTCATTGTAAAAACCTATACCACCACCTGAACCTCTTAAGAGCGAACGTCTGCCAGTACCTTTTCTTTGTCTTGTAATATTTTGTTCTAGCACATCTTGTCTTGCTTCTTTTCTTTCAGCAGTTGCTACTTCTGTTTGTGCTTCTCTTTCTAATTTAGCCTCTGTCTCCTCTTTAGTTGGAGGTGGTGGACTTGGACTTCTACTTGGTAGACACATAATTTACTCCTTTACATTCTTGCCCATAAACCTTGTCTTCTTGCAGGTTTTGCTTTTCTTTGAAATACATCATAGTCAACTCGTGCATTAAATGTTTCTAATGGTTTGTTCATACCTAACACTTGCCTTCCCTCACCTGCACCCAACATAAGATACTGCATAGCATCATGGATATGTGAGTATCTATCCTTTAAAGGTTTATCTTCATATCGTTCTCCTGATACTTGGAGTCTGCGATATTGATAACCCCCTTCAAATCCTTTTACCAATTCTTTACACCTAAAGTCAATTAAAATCCCTGATTGACCATCTACCATTCTATTTAAAACTGTAGAAACAGACTCTATTCTAAGTGCTACATCATTACTTGTTGTAGGTCTAGCCATCAATCCTGCACCTCGTAAAACCTGAAAAGGAGTGCTTTCATCTGTCTGCGCCCTAAAGTCACCTGCAGGATCACCATAAATATTTACTTCTAAGTTTCCATAGCGTGTTGCTATTTCTGAACGTAACAGTTCTGCAAACCTAACAATACCCATATCAAATGCTACAAGTTCTTGTAAGATAAGCCAACGACCACGAACCTTTTGACCAAAAACAGCAGCAGGTGTAAGTCCAAAGTCCAGTCCAATATAAAGAGGTACACCATCTGCAACTGGTATTTCTTCTTTTGATACATGAGTATCTGCAACAAACATATTGTAAACTGGCTTACCATCTTGTATAGAACCAAGCCTATTCATTACATATACATCAATCCAAGACTTTGTTTTACCTTGAACAAGATTAGGATAATATGATTCTAAAATATTTTTTCTATTTTCTGCTTTGTCATTCGGCTCATATCCAATAACAGTACCATCATCATCTTTCTTTTCTATCATACCACTAGGCTGAGTAAAGAACTGCCAGTTATCAGGCTTGATTAACATACGACTTTCTTCAATAGAGATATGATCAGGTACTGGCACAGCACCACTCATTATTGACCACCAATGATCTTCTTCAGGACTATTGGTATCACAGATAACACCTGACCAAGTTGCACCTCCATCTTTAACAGAAGGATATCTACCAACTCTCATAGTACAAGCATCTATAATTGACTTAGGTATTTCCCTAGCTTCATTGACCCATACCCCAGTAAGTTCTAAAGATAATAACTTCTTAACATCTTCAGGTCTATCAAGTGCCAAAAAGATAACCTCCATCTCAAGATCACCTGCTGTTATATTATGAGTATAAGGAACTGACCAAGCAAACTTACCCCAATCATTTTCAGGAAACCAATCAAGCCAAGTCTTTATTGTTGTTGTTCTAAGTTGTGGATTTGTATTTCTTATAATTGCCCATCTACTTTTTCGTTTACCTGACTTATCAGGTTCTTGCATCAAGGCTCTTCTAAATATTTCTATACTACAAGCAACGGACTTGCCACTACCAACTGGACCTCTAATGCCACGAAAAAAAGTATTATCTTTCATAAAACTTTTAAGGACATCTCCATCAGGCTTGTATTTAAACTGTATCAATCTTTGTGTTCTTTCCTACCCTTAATAACTTATCAACTGTTTCAGGACCAACAGCAGCAATAACTTTATCAGCTTCTAAGTCTGTACAAAATTGTTCAGGGTGATGTTTGAGATGCACTCTCTTTACAACTAAACGAAGTATTCTTCGTTCTTCAGGTTTTAGTGTGTGTAAAAATGTCATTACTTAAACCTAGCTAAAACTTCTAAACTTCTTCGTTTTTCTAGCAATCGCTTTTGGCTGTTTAGAAACTTGTTTTCCTCTTCGAGTTGCTTTACGCTTTTCAGCCGAAGTCTTGGCGTATTCAGAGGCAGAAAGAGCCTTAATTGCCGCTTCAGGTAAATAACGTTCGCCAGTTGCTTTACTCCCTTGTGTACTAGGTTTACCTGATTTGGTTCTCCATTTCTGTCTTGTCCAAGCACGAAGCGACCTTTGTGATTTACTAAGTGACATTCTTTTGTTTCCTCAAAGTATCTTTACCTTTTTTAAAAATATTTACAACTGCTCTTTTTTTCATAACCTTTGCTCTTTGTTCTCCAACAGTTAGTATCTGTATCTTACGAGCATAAGGTTTCTTAATCCTCATAACCTTACGAACAGTTGCACGAGCATCAGCAGGTGTAGCAAATTTTATAGATACAGTATCTCTAGGGTTCTCATCTGTATAAAGTCTGCGACCAGTTCCCTTTGGTTTCTTACCAGTACCTACTTTAGGATCAGCCATTACTTTCCAACTTTTTTCATAGCTTTCTTATGACTGGCTGTGAACGACATTCCTGCCATCATATCTTTTCTCATACTGGACATATGCTTTGCAGTATGATGTTTGGCATGACGTTTGAGTGCAGCCTTTTGTCTATCAGTAAGTGCCTTCTTCATCTGTACCCTCCACCTTTTGCTTTGTATTGTTTAGCCAACATCTGTGCTTTTCTTGCAGACCATTGACCTGCCTTGCCACCTTTAGTTCCTGCTTTTATTCTTTGGAATAAAGCCTTTCTCATTGTTGGCTTGGTATAGTTACCTGCCTCATTGACTCGTGACTTTGCCATTACTTCATTTTTTTCTTTTTAGAAGCCATAATTTTTTTCTGCAGACTTGCAGGAAGTGTCTTCTGTTTCTTAGTAAGACCTCCGTTTGTTTTCTTTTTAGCTGCACCTTTTTTCATAGTATGGTATGGCATTGCTCTCTCCTTTTCTAGTTGGTTAAGTTTATCCTTTAGACTTCTTTTTGGCTTTATTTCGTTTACTAATAGCTCTAGCTTTTGCTCTAGCATCTGCTTTACTCTTAGCACCCCATTGACGAAGCGATAATAGTAAACGAGTAGGGTTTCCTTTTGAATCATATTCTGGTCCTTTCATGTTGCCCATACGAGCAAGAAAACTTGCACGTCTAGGATTATCACCTGATTTGACTGGAGGCTTTAATGTGCCACCTTTATATGAGGCACGACCTTTAGCATTTAACCCACCTTTAGGATTCTTGCCTTCTTTTCGTGTCCATGCAGGTGTCTTAGCCATTACGAGCCTTTTTGAATATTATTGTCTGTGTAAGACCATGTCATGTGTTGAGTCTGCATTTTTTAGTCCCCCTAGTCAAGTCAAGTCTATGTTTACAGAGATATTACCCTGCACAAGTGTCATGTTCTTTTCTACTGGTTTGTACCCTGCTCTATCAAGTATATCTTTACTTGCTTCAAGCTGTACGTACTCAGACTTAGCATTACTTGCTAAGTCGAGTACTTTTCTTGAAGCAATCGTAGCATTTAGTCCAATGCTCTGTCGTATACATTGTTGCATATACTCTTGC